AAGCAATGAGGTTAGGGCACTTGGCTCTAGGAATTCGTTAGGTCAGTTTGATATTTCTTTTGTTACAGCAAATGCTTTAGATTTTTTAAAAATTGCAGTTAAGTACAAGGAGAATGATTTTGCACTATGGGTAAATGGTTCTGAAGTAGCAACAAGCAACATTGGTTTAACACCCATAGGATTAAGTGAGTTAGCTTTTGATAATGGAGGTAATGGTTCGGCTAAATTTTTCGGAAAAACTAAATGTCTAGCAGTCTACAAAGAAGCATTAACAGACGCTGAATTACAATCTTTAACAACAATATAAAATGCATATTTACAAGACAGTATTTGACACAGAAGCACAAGGTAAACAAGTCTTAATAGACAAGAATGTATGGCAAGAAGTAACAGAAGAAGGTGTTACATCGATGCAGTATATTAACGGAACAAGGGCAGTTGTTTATATGGGTAAGGTTGTAAAAACACCTGCTACTTATGACCCCGATGGTCACGAGATAACACCTCCAATTTACTACGATGGCGTTTCTTATGATGTAATGAGTTTAGATTTGATTGACTTTGGTAGTAACGAGGTTTACCCTGCAGATAAAGCTGCACATCAATTTTACGGATATCCAAGAAATGCAGAAGAACCAAGACCATAAAAAATATAATTATGAAAAAAATTAGTAAACACATTTCTTACAAAGAGGCAACAGTTTCAAATTATGCAAAACAGAATGGTATAATAAATAAACCAACAAAGGAACAACTAGAAACAATGGAGGTAATGGCTGAAGGTGTTTTTGAACCATTAAGGGAATGGGTAGATGCACCAATTAGGGTTAATAGTATGTTTAGGTCTTTAGAATTAAATACTGCCTTAAAAGGCTCTATTACATCTTCACATATGAAAGGTCAGGCTATAGATATCACTTCAATGGGGGGCAAATCAAACCTAGAAATGTTTCATTACATTAAAGACAATTTAGATTTTGACCAACTTATTTGGGAATTTGGAGAAGAACCAAGGTGGTTGCACGTTTCATACAAAAAAGAAGGTAACAGAAAACAGGTATTAGTTACAAAAAAGCAAGGTGTTTATTATACTTTTTAAGATATGCCAATACCAAACAAAAAAATAGGAGAAAAGCAGAGTGATTTTATGATTCGATGTGTACCACAGCTTATGCAGTATCACGATAAATCACAAGCTATTGCTATTTGTTATCGTTCATTTCAGGGTAAGATGGTAAATTTAGAAACTTACAATGATTATCCACAAAGTGCATCTAATAATGCTAAGAAAGTGTTAAGGTGGAGGGATAAATACAAAGGAGAAGTAAAGGGAATGACGCAGGTAGGTTGGACTAGGGCAAATCAATTAGCAAAAAAAGAAAACATAAGCAGAGAAACCATTGCTAGAATGTCAGCTTTTAGGAGACATCAAAAGAATGCAGAAGTAAGTCCTGAATTTAAGAGTACACCTTGGAAAGACAAAGGTTATGTTGCTTGGTTAGGTTGGGGAGGTACATCAGGGATTAATTGGGCAGCTAAAAAGCTACAACAAATTGATAAAAAATGATAACCGATTATAAGACAATTATTATAAACCTAAGCACATTTACAATTTCAATGTCTCACATTGATGTAGGATTAAAGATTCTACTTTTAGCTATCACAATTGGATATACTATTCAAAAATGGTATTTATTAAATAAGAATAAAAAAGAATAATATGCCTAAAAAAAAATTTTCAGAAACAAAAGTTGGTAAATTTTTAAAAGGTGCAGCACCAAAACTTTTAGATATAATCGGAGATGTATTCCCATCTGTAGGTATTTTAAGCAAGGCTAAAGACTTAATTAAAAAAGATACTAATATATTAAAGGAAGATAAAGATATAGCTTTAAAACTGTTAGAAATAGATGTAATAGAAATGCAGGAGGTATCTAAAAGGTGGAGTTCAGATATGGCTTCAGATAGTTGGCTTTCTAAGAATGTTAGACCTTTAACATTAGTTTTCTTTTCCTTATCTTATGTTACAGGGTGGTTTTTGGATTATTCATTAGATTCAATTACAGGTTTATTATCTTTAATTGTAGCAGCTTATTTCGGTTCTAGAGGTTTTGAAAAGATAAAATCAATAGGGAAGTAGTATTTAATTATAATTCCTAGGTCTTTATTTTTATTATATTTATTATAATTTTATTATATTTGTTTTTAATATTTATATATATTTTTAGATATATATTTAGATATTTGTAGTAAATAAAAAATGTAAATTTATTATTTTTATTCTACAAAAAAAAACATTTTAACTTAAATTAAAAAATATGCAGTTTAAACTAGAATTAAAACACCTTTACAAAGAAGATAAAAAAGAAGAAAAAGATATGTTCTATCTTAAATTTGAAACTTATAATAATAAGTTGGAAGGTAAATTTGAAAGAAGTGATATCAGGCACATTATTGAAATCTTAGATAATGCCATCTAAAAAAAAACTTACTAGAAGCAAATTAGTTAAAAAGTTAGATACTGTATTTTCACAATACATCAGGCTTAAAAATTCAGTAGATGAAAAAGCTACCTGTTTTACCTGTGGAAAACAAGACCATTGGAAGAAATTGCAGAACGGACATTTCCAATCCCGTAAACATTATTCAACTAGGTGGGATGAGATTAATTGTCAGGTGCAATGTGCAGGATGCAATGTGTTTAAATATGGTGAACAATACAAATTTGCTATTAACTTAGATGCTAAGTATGGTGAAGGAACTGCTAGAAGGTTGCATATTAAATCACAACAGATTATTAAAATAGCTGACTTTGAATTGGAAGATATGATAAAAACATATAAAACCTTTGTAGATTCAATGTAAATCACTACTTTTGAACGTTCTGTTCTGTTAAAGAAAAGGGGTAAAATTAATTTTTTATCCTTTTTTTTTGCTTATAAATTTACTTATTAAATTTTTTGTGTATATTTGTCAAATATTAATTATTAAAACAGAACAAAATGGAAACACAAAGAACAACTTTAAGCAAGGAAGTTAAATCCTTAGAACAACAATTGCAGGGTGCTGTATTAAATGCAGATGCTTTTGAGCAAATTGCTATTTACAAAAGATTAGAAATTGCAAAATCAACCTTATTAAATTTAGATTAATATGGGAATCAATTTTTCAAATCAAACTACCTCAACAATAATTGAAGAGTACGAATTTAGGGTACAGGCTTTATTAAACAACTTAGAATGTTTAGAAGCAAAAATAGAAATATTTAATCAAAATGAAATTTTATGAACAGAGAAAAATTAGTAGAACTTTACAAAAAGTATGATTTACAAAAAGAAGATGTTTACAAGCATCAGCACTACGTAATTATCACAAGACAAGGTATTGAAAAGATACAAGCAAAAGAAAACATCACAATCACTTATGAAGTTGTGAGGTGTGAAAGTAACTTTGCAGTATTTAAAGCAAATGCATTTATTGCAAGTAAACCTGAAATGGTTTTAGAAACTTTTGGTAGTGCATTAAAAGCAGCCAATTATAAAGATGGCAACTGTAATAGTTGGTATGTTGCCGAGATGGCAGAGAAAAGAGCATTAAGCAGGGCAGTATTAAAGCTAACAGGGTTTTATGAACTAGGTGTTTTTGGCGAAGATGAATCAGAAGATTTTAAAAAGAAATAAATATTAATAAATTAAATAAATAATAAAATGAGAACAGAAATTTTAAAGCACGTTGGTTTTAATACTAACACAAAAAAAAGAACTAATATATCAGTCGATTTAGTTTATGTTACACCTGAAGTAGCAAAAAATTATTTAAAATACAATACAATTAATAGAAAAGAATCTTTAAGAAATGTATCTTTTTTAACATCACAAATGTTAAAAGGTCAATTTCTAGAAAATGGTGAAAGTATTGTGTTTGACATTAACAATAACCTAACAGATGGAGCGCATAGATTAAAGGCTATTATTAAATCAAATAAATCATATCACATCCCAATTGTTAGAGGTGTAAATTCTAATTCTATGGCTACTTATGACACAGGAAAAAACAGAAATTCTGCAGATGTGTTGAGTTTAAATGGTTTTAAAAACGCTAACACTTTATCTAGTGTAATAAAATTAATTAACAAGTATGATGTAAGGTCTTCTAAATCAGCATCAGCTTCAAGTTATAACAGAAATGAGACTTTAACAAATCAGGTTGTATTAGATTATACTAAAGACAACTATGATTGGTTAGATGCTTTAATTAAAGCTAATAAATCAATTTATGCTAAATCTGAATTAAAGGTTACAACTTTATCCAATTCTTGCTACATTGCTTTTTTGATAGGAGGAAAAAATCCAAGTAAAGAAGTTTATGAATTTATGAAAAACATTTATGGTTTGTCTAGAACTCAAGAAACAGCAACAAGCTACCTTTTTAATAAACTGCATAATTCAAAAATAAATAAAGAACCATTGAATTTCTATTGGATATTAGGAATGACAATTAAAGCGTGGAATTATTACATCGATGGAAACCCTGCAGTTAGGTTTTTTACTTTCAAAACAACACAAGAATTACCAAATATTAATAAATTAAATAAATAAACTATGAGTACATTAATTACAGGTTCAATTAGAGTTGACAAATTACCAAAGGAAAAATTTATAATCGGCAAAGATGGTGCTGTTTATTATAACTTTACAATATCAGTTCAGGATGAAACTAGGTATGGCAATAATGTTGCTTTTATGGATAGTCAAACCAAAGAAGAACGAGATGCAAAGGTTGCAAAAACCTATCTAGGAAATGGAAAAGTTGTTTGGACTGATGGCAATGTTAAACTTGCTGAACGTGAAGAAGCAGCAGCAAAAGTTGAAGCATCTCCGGACACAGATTTACCATTTTAAAACTAACCATTTTTAATTAAAAGGTATAGGTTTTATTATCTATACCTTTTTTTTTATATATTTATCAAATGACAGAAAAACAGAACGAACACAATATGTTGATGCAGTTTATAGAACAAGACTGCTTCGTAGATTCAAAAGGGAACGTAGAATATCCTCCTGTGGCATTATCCTTTGGCGAAATAGTCCATAAATCCAATAAGATAGGTGGCGATTTAATAGTTCCTGTTCCATTAGGGACTTATGGAAATATATCAGTTGTTACAGCACCACCAAAAACAAAAAAAACTTTTTTTATATCACTATTAGCATCTTGCTACCTTAGTGGCTCAAATCAATTTGGAGGAGATATAAAAGGACATCGTGGAGAAGGTGGTCAGTTAATTCACATAGATACAGAACAAGGCTTATGGCATTGTCAAAAGGTGTTTTCAAGGCTACACAAAATGGATAGTAATATAAAGTCAGAAAATTATCATACATTTGGGTTAAGAACAATAGATTATAAAACAAGTGTGGATTTTATAGAATACTATTTAAAAGAAAATATTAAAACACCATCGTTATTAATTATAGATGGAATTGCTGATTTAATTAGCGATGTAAATAATTTATTAGAAAGTAAGTGGATTGTTAAAAAATTAATGCAATGGTCAGCAGATTATAATGTTCACATCATAAATGTAATTCATCAAAATTTTGGTAGTTCTAAATTAGGAACAGGGCATCTAGGTACTGAATTAGAAAAGAAAGCAGAAACAGTAATTCAGTTAGAAGCAAATACAGTCAATAAAGATTGGGTTACAGTAAAATGTGGACGCAGCAGGGGTTATTCATTTGATAAATTTAGCTTTGAAGTGAATGAATTCGGACTGCCAAAGATTGTTGGCAATTTATATGACCCATTAAAATAGTAGAATGGTACAAAAGAAAATGATATTATTAGCAAAAAAACACAAAACGTGGATTAACATCGTTTATTCTTTTGGATGCAGTAAAACAATAGCTGAGGACATTGTGCAGGAAATGTATATTAAGGTGCTTTTAAGATTAGAAAAGGGTTTGGATATAATGTACGAGGATGAAATTAATTATTACTATATTTTTAAAGTTTTAAAAACTTTGTATATTGATTTACAAAGAAAAGGCAAGAACATAAAAATGATAAATATAGATGAGGTTAAGATTTCTAAAATTGATTATGATGTAAATTATGATGAATCGTATGATAAAATTAAAGCAGAACTCAATTCAATGTATTGGTATGACAGAAAAGTTTTTGAAATTATAAACGAAGGAGAAAGCATTGCTGATTTTTCTCGTAATTCATATATTGAATACTATTCACTTTACAATACATACAGAAAGGTTAAGGCAAAACTTAAAAAATTATTATGATTTTGATAAAGGAATATAAAAAAGAATATTTAAAAAAATATTACGAAGATAATAAAGAGAAGAAAAAAAAATATTACGAAGATAATAAAGAGAAGAAAAGAGAATATAGAGAAGCTAATAAAGATAAAATTAAAGAAGTTACGAAAAAATATAGAGAAGCTAATAAAGAGAAGCTAAAAGAATATTACAAAAATAATAAAGAGAAGATAAAAGAATATAAAAAAGAATATAGCAAAGCTAATAAAGATAAGGCTAAAGAATATTACCAAGGTAATAAAGAGAAGATAAACGAAAGACATAGAATAAGAAGAAATACAGAGCCATTATATAAAATGAAATGTAATTTAAGGTCTAGAACTACTTTAGCTTTTAAATCTAAAGGATATAAAAAGTCATCTAAAACACGACAGATGTTAGGGGTTGATTGGGAAATATGCAAAGCACATATTGAAAGACAATTTACTAAAGGTATGAATTGGAAGAATCAAGGAGAATGGCATATTGACCATATTATCCCATTAGCAGATGCAAAGAATGAAAATGAGTTAAAAAAATTATGTCATTATTCTAATATTCAACCTCTATGGGCAAGTGAAAATTTGATAAAATCAGATAAAATAATAGGGCAACAAACTAAAATTAGATTATGACAACTCGATTTGAAAATAAAAATGATTTAAATCGAGAAAATAAATCTTGTTTGTTTTTTTGTAATTTATACAATTATACTTTTGAAAAATTAGGTGATAATGATATTGATTTTAAAATTTATGATAAAGATAAAAACTTCATTTTTTATTTAGAAGTTAAAGGAAGGTTAAAAAAAATATCTGATGCATATCCATTACCTGTAGCAATTCGTAAATTATTAAAAATGTCAGATAAAAAGAAACAAGGTGTAATTTTATGGTCTTGTGATGATGGTATTATTTTTTCAAGAATAGAAAAGTTAAAAGGTGATATCAAACAAGGTGGTAGAAAGCCGAGAAATAATTCAGCGAATGACATTGAATTAATGGCATATTATAAAAAGCAAAACAATTTAATAGAAATAAAATTTAAATGAAAATAGGAGACATTATTTATTACTTTACTAAATACACAGGCATCAAATACCTAGTAAAAAAATATCATAAATTTATGGGTAGCAAGTGCAACTGTGATAAAAGACGAGAAAGTCTAAATAAATTAAAATTTAAAAGATGGTAAAATTTGATAACGAAGATAGAATTGATTGGCAGAAATTTAGATTGGGTAATGGACAGCACATATCTGCTCTCGAATTTGAATTGGTTTGCCAACTACACTCAAAGTATTACAAGCATTCATTTTACAAACCCTGTACTTGTTCCCCAAAAACAATAAAAAGATGGATAAAAGATTTAAATATCATTTGGGACAATGGGGATAAAAAAGATTAACAAGTGGGAAAAGGCTGTTGTGTTCCTGCTGAACTTAGATGGGTGGGATTTAAAACATACAGGTGAAGGGTTTACGATTTATGATGCGATTGGTAAAACCCCAAAAGGTATTGATTGCGTCATTGAAATGAAATTTAGGAATAAATACTATGCAGACAAAATGCTTGAGAAAGACAAGCACGATGCTTTAATGGCATTAGATGAAAAGGTCATAAAACTATACTTTGTAAATGACCCAAAAGGCAATTTCTTATATTGGCTTAATACTATTAAACTTCCTACACCTGTTAAAAAATACTGTCCTGATACTACTATGTGGACAAAAAAAAGACTTCTAAAAGATGTTTACTTACTGTCTGAAAATCAGGCTAGTATAATAAATATTAATATTTCTGATAAATAAGTTATTAAATTTTCTGTTTATAACTAAATAAGTTATATATTTGGGTATAATTAATAATTAAAAACAGAACAGATGACAACAGAACAAAAATCAAATTTAACAAATGCTTTTGACAGGCTTAGAGCATTAAAGCTAGAAATAAATTCCACCAAATACATTGAATTAAATAACATTCTTTGTGATTTATCTAATCAGCAATTTGAAAAAGGTTTAGATATGGGAGTGGAAATAATAAAAAAAGTTTACAAATTATAATTAATATTAAAAACAGAACAGATGTATCAATTATCAAAGTACAAGCAGAATTTAACAATTAGAGGAAATCAGGTATGGAGTTATACAACTCACGTTGCAACCATTGCAGAAGGTAAATTATTACAATTAGGGTTTTGGAGTATTAAAACGCAAAAGCATATCAATTATGTAGCTAGTGAATTGGATTTAACTTTAATAAAATGAAGGTAAATGCAGCAGCTTGGAATGACCTTAAAAAGTTAATAGAGCATCATACAGACAATGATTCTAATATTACAAACATAACTATCAATTACCAAGTAAAAGAAGTTAAAGACAATAAAAATTATTTACAAATAAACGTAACATTATGAGCAAAAAAACAACATACATTCACGAAACTAATTCGTTACATTGCACAGATGGTGAATTGCATATTTATTATGGAAACCATAAAGAAGAAAAACTACTTGTATTTAATGTAGAGCAACTTTACAAAGACTTGCCTTTTATAATAAACCAAGTTATTAAAGAAAATAATAAGATGCAAAAAATGCATTTAAATAATATTGTAACTGAATTAAAAGAAATAGACTATACGATTTTAATAGACGTTGAAGACTGTAGTGATTCAATTAATGATACTATATAATGAAAAAAGTAAACTCATTAAGTGGAGGAAAAACATCAAGTTACATTGCTGCAAACTACCCTGCTGATTACAATGTCTTTTCACTTGTTAGAACAGATGATAAAAAATGTTTGTTCCCTGATGCTAAAATAAGGCAAGAAGTTTCAGATAGATTAGGCACAGAGTTTATTGGTACTTTGGAAGAAGATATGATTATTTATACAATGTTAGATTTAGAACAGTTTATAGGATCAAAGATTGATTGGGTTACAGGAAAGACGTTTGATGAAACTATTACAAGGGGTAATGGAAAGATACAATTACCTACACCAATGAGAAGATTTTGCACAGTTGAAATGAAGATAGAGCCTATATTTAATTTTTGGAAAGAAAACATTAAAGAAATTGTTGAAACAAGAATAGGTTTTAGAGCAAACGAAACAAGACGAGCAAATACAATGATTGAAAGATGTAAGCCTACAAATGGAGTTATGACTTTTAAAACAATAGTTGGTAAAAGAAAAACACAAAACAAATGGGCAGATGTACCATATCAAATACCAAAATTTCCTTTGATAGAAGATAATATATACAAAGATAAAATTGAAAAATATTGGCAAGATAAAAATGTGCGTTTTGCTTATATGAATAATTGTGTTGGTTGTATGCATAGAAATCCTTTACTGTTAAGAAAGATGTTTGATAAAGAGCCTAAAAAAATGAATTGGTTTGTTGAAACAGAAAAAAAAGCTATAAAATCTTATAAGAATAATGTATGGAGAGCAGATACAACTTATGAAAAAATAGGAAAATCTTTAAGTCAGTTTGATTTATTTGATGATGATTTTAATGAATGTGATAGCGGATATTGTGGATTGTAAAAAACAGAATTATGATATTATTAATAGATGCAGACAGCTTAATTTTTGCAAGTTGTTACAAAAAGCGAGAACATCCTGAAGATGAAAAGTACTATTCAGATATAGCAGATGCAAGAAATAAGTTTGACGAACAGTTTATGGCTATAGTAAACAAGTTAGAAGATATGTACAACATTGACAGGGTTGTAACATTTAGTGGTTCAAAAGGTAACTTTAGAAAGCTAATCACAGGTAAGTATAAAGCCAATAGAAAGAAGCAAGAATTACCACCTTTATTAAATGAGATGCACCAATTTGTAAAAGAACAATACGATTCAGTTTATGGTTATGGTATTGAAACAGATGATATGGTTGCTAGGTATTGGTTTAATCTAAGCAAAGAAGTTGGAAGGGATGAAGTAATGATTGTATCAATTGACAAAGACTACAAGCAGTTCCCTGCATTGATTTACAATTACCATTATAAACATCAGGTAGTTCTTGACATTACAGAAGATGAAGCAATGTATAATTTTTATGAGCAGATGATAATGGGCGATACTGCTGACAATGTAAATTATTTCAAAGGTAAAGGGAAAAGGTTTGCAGAAAAGTACTTTGCAGAATGCTCATCTAAATACCAATATACTAGAAAGCTATACGAATTATTTAAACAAGAATACAAGGGAAAAGCAAGACAGAAATATGCTGAATGCTATCACCTTTTAAAACTAAGAACAGAATGAAAGCAACAGAAATCCATTACGATAACGGAAAAGACTATGATGTCATAGATATCATAAACGATTATGAATTAAACTTTAGCCGAGGCAACGTATTAAAATATGTTATTAGAGCAGGAAAAAAAACAGATGAATTAGGTGACTTATTAAAAGCACAGGATTACCTAGAAAGAGAAATAGAACTTTTAAGAAACAAATTATGACAGACAATGAATATATGAAAGTTGGTATAGGGGTGCTTAAAGTAGCGTTAATATTCTTTTTGATAGGGGTATTTGTAGGGTGGTTAATTTTTAAACAATAAATAAAATATTATGACAGACAAAGATTTACAAAAAATTAGTGGTGCAATATTAACTTCATTTATCAACCTGCATTTCTTAGAAGATGCTGATAAAATTGGCTTATTTAAACAAAAGGTAAGAAACAATGT